TTCCATAAAACCATTTTTCGAACATTTGCGCATCGACCTTAGATCCAAGATCAAAAGACATCCTTTTAAAGTTAGCTGACCAAACCCCACGATGGTCACAATCGTCCAAAATATAAATCCATGCCAACTTTCCCAAAGCAGGTAAATCTGTGAACCAAGGTTTTTTCCATTTATCGGTATCTGTAAATCTTTTCGCCATAGTTGCCCCTCTTCATAAGTAAGATTTTTTTGTTGAATTAAAATGAAGGTGGGGTATTTTTTGACCTCAAACCTCATTCCTTCCGCAAAATGGATTGAAGTTCAGAAAACCTGTGGTGTCAAATCTCAGGTTTTTTTTTGCCTTGGGCTATTTCATTGTACGTCCGCTACACATTTGAGACAGGCACATCCATTGCAATACCTATCATCATGCAAGGTTATCTCGAAAGAAACAGATATGGACGATGGGAAATTGTCGATAGTTTAGACAATCGTATAGAAATTCTACTCTTTGATAAAATCGAAGTGTTGATCGGTAACGAATGGATAGAGCTTTGGTTTGAGCCCTATCTCGATGGTATTCGCTGCTATCCGCTTGGTCTCATGGTTTATAATGGGATGAAAGCTAGGATAAAGTACTCTGAGTAGAACTGTTGAGAGCACTCAAAATCTTGTAATGATAATCTCTGATTAAACCCGCCATATCTAGACCATTGACGATCGTACGAGCATTGAATGGATCATCAACTTTTGTTGTGAAGAATTGAGAGAGCTTAGGTCCGGAGAATTTCCCCTTCGTCATCCCATCGATGATGATAAATGCCGCAAAATCTGGGTCCATGGCCTTATCCATGTCGTCTCTGATTCCGTATTTCGCATAATTGTAATCCCAAGTTAATTGAACATATCCCCGCCCCACCCAAGGATAGTATTTCTTCGATTTCAAATAAGCTTCACTACCGTATTCCTTCACAGGCTTCATTGTGTGAGCCGTTTCGTGAAGAGTAGTGGCTAAGATGTAAGCGAGCCATCTGATATCGTTAAAACCCTGTTTCTGGAACTCTGCGATGATTTTAAAATACCCTTCCATCTGTGAATCTTTAAAATAAGTCCCGAGAGAGTTTTTTAGGTTCACCTGAAGAGCGACTGGATCAAATTTCAAATTGCTCGGAGCGGGGAGTGAGCCTGATTTGTATCTTTCAATCTCAGTCATCACAAGATCGATGATTTTACTAAACAATGATTTCAAAAACTCTTTCATAATCTTCCCTCTCCTATTTCAATTGCTTCAATGAGTTCGTTCATCTTTTCAATGCACTTTTGGTTTTGGCAAAGCTTTTCTATAACAGCATTCACGTTTCCCATGCCGTTTTCTGATGTACACACCATGCCAAGGCGTTTGGAATTCCATTCACTTAACGAAACAAATCTTTTTGTCTCCTCGGCATTCAACCAGTAAGCGCAGATCGCTCCAAACCTTCCCTTATCCCTGCAAAATTCAATGTTTGGAATGTCTGTAGAGCATCCGCTAAGCAAGACGCTTAAGCTCGAGCTGAATAAGAGCAACCGTAGTTTCATCGAAATACTCCATGATCTCTTTTTGTTGTTCTTCTGAATACTTGGTGGGGTTATTGATCATATCTTCTAACTTCTTTTTAGCGTCTGTGGCATATTGCACGCCGTATTGAAGATCAACCATGATCCATAAAATGCTTAAGCCCACCGCTGTTTGTTGAACTTGCCATGCGATACAACGCACGAGAATGAAGTTTACGAGGTGAGAAATGACTGGAAGACCAAAGACCCAACCAAAGCCCGGGATTGCTACCAGGGCTAGGTACGCTTGTTTTACTAAGGCATTTACGACAAAGGCCTTGAGTTCTTCGATCATAGAGCCTTAAGTGAGGCTTTTAAGATCGCAAAAATCGCGTCATCAATTTGACCAGGAATCTTTTTAGCGAGTTCATCGATCAAATAATCAATTCCAACTGACACAGAGAGTTGTACATCCATGCCTTCAGTATCAAGTGAGCCCATCAAAGCAAGCTTTCCGTCTTGAATGGTCACTGCAATTTCAGATTCCGGTGATATTTGTTTTTTTACGAGTTCCATTAATGCCCCCCTTTGGACTTTACTTCCTTAAATCCTACATGAACTTCGACAGCTTCCAATCTTTCGTTGTGATTACTCATCACTTTCAGAAGATTCAGTTTTAAAACGAAAAACATCAGTATAAAGCCCGAGATTTGACCAACGGAGAATCCTAGTTCTTTCGCGGTTGTGTATATGGTCAAAAAATCCATTTTTTTCCCCTCTATTTATGAATTATCTTATCTTTTTTATATTAACATTTGATGTTGTAGCCGCGTTCAGTGCCCCGCCCGCCATTGTGTAATTCACTGTAGATCGAACATCTACGTAATCCCCATCAGCCAATAAGACATCCACAGAGCCTGCAGCCCCGCCGATACTTCCATTGTTATAAGCGATCATCTTATAGGCCGTTCCACCCTTATAAAGCATGCTCGAGTAAGCGACGTTATTGGCGTTATTTACGCAGTTGATTTGATATACGCCTGCTTCATCTGGTGGCACCGTGAATTTCCAAGACGCTCCCACTGTAACCGCTGAGTGGGTATCATATTCGGCCGTATCGTAGTTTATTGGTTGCGTGGTGCTCGATGATTGGCCAGTTGAACAATAGTAAGACGCTGCAACAAGGACATTCTTATTAAGAATTTTCCAATTCGCTCCATCAGAGACAAGAGTAATTAAGTCATTTTTACTTCTTAGTGTCGTTGAAGTCGAAGAGCCATCACCGATAGTTTGAGATGATGTTGTTGCAATCGTTATAATGTTTGAAGATGAAGAGTCAGTTTTTCTAAAAGTTACAGTCCTTCCAGCATTTCCAACTGCCGTGTAGAGCGTTGCCGTGAACGCTGAACCGCTGCAAAGAATCATATCTTCAGAAACAAGAACAGATTTTGTTGTTGTCGCTGTTACAACGTTCGTTCGCGGATCTTCTTTCGTTGCAGATAAAACTTCCCACTTGGTCCCGTTGTTATAAAGATACACTCCCTCACCAGGTCTTAAGGGCATAGTCGTGTAATCCCCGACAAGCTCAGATGAGGCCCCATCAAGGGTTACGATATTAGAATTGGTTGCGATGTTTTTAAGATAGAGAACAGCGCCCGTTCCAATCGCTGCGACTGCAGGGATATCTTGAGTAAAAGCAGCAGAAGTTGGGTTAAGGAAAACTAAAACGTCAGATGAAGTCAGAGTTGTCCCCGCTGCACTGATCGTTTGAGCGGATGCAAATTTAGAGCGAATGTACGTGAAAAACTGCGCCGCCGTAGCACGATAAGACTGAATGCCATCATCCCCTGGAATATTCAGAGAATTCGTGATGGAGCTGATGAGCTGTAATTCGGAAATTGTTTTTTGAGCCATTTAAATACCCCTATACGTCGATTGTTAGATTTATATCTGTGAATATCCCCGCCGGAACTAACTCAAAGAGCATTTGCTCTAGTTCATACTGCGATTGAAATCCCTTAATTGTTTGAAACGCGATGTTGTCGCCCTCATCATCGATGATTTCATCAAAAACGTAGGCGTTATCAACAATAGTTCTTGCGACAAAATCATAAAGCTCGATCTGAGTCGCGGTGATATCTATCTGCAGTTTTCCAGGTGCTAACACTGTGAAATCAACCTCAACATCATCCCCGAAGATCTTGCGAAATACCGTAAGGTAACTCTCAAAACTTCCTGAAACTAAAAACGCATCGATCACAGCATCAAAAGATTCTCTGAAAATAACCCTAGGGATAGCATTCGCTAATGGCATTCTGTTTGAGTCGTAGAGCAATTCCCCTAAGATGTGACAAGCGTAGGCATCATCAAAAAAGAGCTGCTTTTGCAGAGATAGCTCTTCCATGATCGGAAGCCCTGATTCGTAAAATTGCATCTCGCTTGAATCACCCTTAAATAATTGACTCATTTAAGCCTCAATCAATTCTATGTTTTCTAAGGTGATTTCAAATAACTCATCAAACTCCGCCTCGAAAACCGTTGCGAAATAATCATCCCCGCCATTGATCGACCATTCGAGTAAAACACTCTCGGCCCACGGCGCATCGACAATCCCGAAATATCTCTCTGGTTCAAAGTTTTTCCCCAAAGAATACCTCTCAGAAATATTCGACATCAGTGTAACTTTTGTCGTATCTGGATTTCCCACAACAACCTGATTGTTCTGAGACAAGGTGATAGTGAGTCTCAATAAGGTTTCTTTGCGATCTGGGAGATGGTACTTAAAATCAAAGCTCTGACCATTTGATAAAACAATCGTTTCACTCTCAGTTCCCATGGTCACAGCGCCCGCAACCGTCGAGAGAGAAATGATCGTACAAACATCTAATCTCACATCATCGTATCCAGCAGCGCCGTCATCAACGTCGACGCAGATGTTGATCTCGCCCGCGTCAGCTTCAATCATAGGTTTTACGGATGCGACATAGCCCTCAGTCGAGAGTTTTTCGATAAGGCCTGGGTTTGTAACAACTGGTCTTGAGATTCGCTCATTGGTGACGATAAAATACTGCTGCAATTTTAAGAAGATCTCAGAAGTTTTCACTTCGTTTTCTTCTAATTCCTGAGCCAAGGCATAAAAGTATTTATAGAAATTGGTCCCGAGAAAAGTCTCAGCGGTGTAGGCCGTTCCAAACTGAGTGTTAATGTTATCCATGATCGATAACATGATATCTTCTATCGTTGCGGGGATATAACCATTGTCTTGTGAATAACCCATTTTCCTACCTCGCTATAAGCCCAGTTGAAGTTTCTTCAGGCGTTAAGTTGAAAGTGTATTGTTTCGAAAGACGATCAACAACTTCGATTACCGATGAAATATTAATTCCGCGATTGGCCAAAGTCTGAATGCAATATGATTTAAAACTATCATCCTGAAGGCGAATCTCTTCAGATAAAAAATAGTTTAAATCTATTCCCAGATCTTGAGCATATTCCAAAGATCCGAGCTGAACAGAGAGAATGTTCTTAGCCCTCTCGGTCTGAGTGTTGTAGATGCTCAAATCCGATCCAACGCCGATGATATCAATCATTTTAAGGCCCCTTTCAGAGTATTCAGCTCACTCTTTATCGCAGTAATTTCAGTTGCCTTCGAATTGATTGTAGCAACATCCGTCGCCAAAGTTCCAGGCGGCGCTGTCGTAGGTCCAGTCATCCCCGCTCCGATTGAAGTGAGAGTTGTTCCAATCGTTGTTAAAACAGAAGAAATCTTATCCAAAGAGTCTACGAGTTTTTCAATCGTGGTCTTAATATCTGTCGCAGATGATGTCAGATAGTAAACATTTTCCCCTTGAAACAAAATAACCCCACTTGAGGCCTGTTTTCCTTCAGAGAGAATTTCAGCAGCAGCGACAACCAGACCATCGACCGTAACTTGAGATGATGCCGAAGCCGTTGCGGGTAGAATTTTAGACATAACTCACCTCTGAATAGAGCCAACGAAGAGTGTCGCGAGAAAACCAAGCTGCATAATCCTTCACGCGTGAGCCGTCGTCCGTGACGGAGCCCGGTAAAATCAGTCCAGGTGAGATGAAACGATTACCAGCAGGACTTATGGTTGTTTTTTGAACGATAGTGAGAATTGGCACCACAAGATCTGTCGAAAAGTTATATACTAAGGAGTTCTCTTCAAAAACTTCCCAGGGTTTCCCCTCAAAAGTCGCGATAGCAGCAGCATTTAATACCGTGCCGCCGATGAGAGAATATTCCGGTGCATCCAAAAGAGATTCGAAAGTGTAGTAATCATCCTTTGGAACAAGCGAGACGCCTGTAAGAGACATGAAATCAGAGATCTGACCCACCTTTGTCTCTCTAAACATAAAATAGCCGTGTTTAACTTTAAGGTTCATCGACTTCAATTCCCAGATAAACATCCTGGCTCGCGCTATCTAGATAAACCGCATGTCCGTCAAATTCGAAGGGATTCTCATCTGACATGTTCACCGATAAAAAAACGCCATCATATAAAACACCCAAGGTTTCCCCTTGAGTAACTAAGATTTCTACTTGTCCGATACCCTCGAAAATAAGGGTGTAAGTTTTTGAAACAAGTTCTTCGGCGTCGAATTCAGTTTTATTAAAGATTTTAAACCAATCATAAATCATAGAGGTAATGCTCCTGTGGTTTTTGGCACTGTGATTGGAGTTTCAGTTTTAACTGGGGTTTTAGCGCCTTTTGATATCTCAAGTTTAATTGAAAGCATCTCATCCCCAGCATTCTGGTTCACAGCGTAGGATTGAATTACCCCGCGAAAGATTGTCGTCGCGCCATTAAGGTAAGAAACTGCATACTCTTTTGAAGTTAAGCGATCAAAGACAAGATCCATCATCGCAGATAAGAGCATAATCCCCACAGAGTCCTTGCGGGCCCGCATGTTGATCGTGACAGAAGAGTTGATTCCTTTTTGCGAAACGTCAGGCGTTTTCCCATCAGTGAGGGTTTCAACACTGGTATCGATATCAATATTCTTATCTTCTGAATCAATCAAAATCCCCGTGAGTGTCTCGCTCATGTAGAGCGGGATCGGAGGTTGTTCGATAAGAGTTGGAATTTGCGAAATGATCGGAATACTTGAAACCGAGCTTGAGAGCGTAGGTGCCAAGACTGAGAATTGGAAAATAATAATTGGATCTACTCCGCCAAGCATCTACTCATCCTTCCCGCCAAATAGGCCCTTAATTCCCCGCATCAGACCAGATTTTTTCAGTAACTCGCCGATCATTGCCCATCCTTCGACGGCTTTTTTCAGCAGAGAGGTAATCCCATTTAAAGTGTCCATGACCATTGGAACAGTTGTCAGCAGTTGTTCTGTTAATTGCTGCAAGTTATCCTTGATCTGATTCATATTCTCTTCAACCGTGAAAGCCGTCGCCGATCTTGAGATCTGACCATTTTCCCGCTTCAAAAGACCAATTTCACTTTTATTAAGATTGTTTACAGTTCCAGACCCGATCACGTTTGATTTATCAACGATATCTCTTAAATTTCGCACTGTTCTGTTCTTAGCGTCGAGTTCTTGCAGGTCTGAGAGCTTCTCTGTCGCCGTTGCGACCTTACCAAAGTCTACATTTCTTAAATCCTTTGCAGTTTTACTAAAATCAGACTGTAAGAATTCGGCCATCTTCAGGACTTGTTTTTCGCCGAAGATCTGCTGCTGAGCTAAGACCTGGTCATCTTTTGAAAGCTTTTGAAGGGCCTGAATGAATTCAAAAAACCCCTCAGCTGTATCTGCGTTACCAGAAAAGTTTCTAACAGCACTCACCGAGGCATCTGTAGGATCTTTTCTTGCCTGAGCGACAGCACCTTGGAATTTAGTTAACAAAAGATCCAATTGCTCTGGTTGCAGGCCATTGATTTCGCCTAGAGATCGTAATTTTAAGAGATTCTGCGTGCTCGTCCCGAATTGTTTAGCGTTAGTTACGATATCATCTGCTTTACCTAAGGTTCGATCAATCGCTGCTTTGACTTCCTGAAGCGGGTTTAAGAGAGAATTTAATACCGCTGCTCCCAAAGCCAATGTGGAAGCGACTTTTAGCCCGCGACCGAAGCTTTTTGCGATCTTACCGAAACGAGAGGTAAGAGATTTTTCCATCTTGTTTAGATCTGAGTTATCCAATTGAGGTTTGATTTTTAAGACTTCAGAAAACATGGCCCGCCTCATAGAATGCTAAATTAATGCACTCCTCTAACGTACAGTCTGGTTTTTTAGAGAATACTCTTCTTAGATCAACTGAGAAATTTTTTAGTTTTTTTTTTCATCATCCGAGACGAAATCGATTTTGATCTCGGCTATCTTGCAGCAGACCGCGACGATGATATCCATGATCTGGTCAGGAGTTAAAGATCTTAGGTTTTCTGACGAGTAAGGGACTCCGTTCTTATCAGCGCAAAAACAAAGAAGAGATTCAACCTCTTCTTTTTGCAACTCAACAAAGAGAGTAGCTTCGGTGATCATCTTTTTTTGATCTTCCTTAGACATTTTCTCTATGCGTTTGAAGAATTCTTCATACGTTTCATGAAGGTATGAAGGAAGCATCTTTAAACCGAGCATAAGGGTATGAAACGCGTTCATAGCCCTTAGTGATTTAAATCCCTTAAGCTCTAAAACCGTCATGATTTATGCGTCTCGCTTGAATCAAAGGTTTCAAATTCCAAAGATACTTGCATAGCGTCTGCAGTCTCATCCATGGTCAACTGCTGTGGTCTATTTGATAAAACCGCATTTTTTGCCATTTTTGAAGATCCATCAGATGCGATACAGAATACATCTAAGCGGTCTGCTGCATCGTAGGCACCGTCTAAAACAGATTTTAGCTCAGCACTCATGTTCAAGATTGGAATGGTCCATCTTTTTGGATCTCTCAACCCATCTTTATAAGATAAACCAATTTTATTTGAAGCGTTTGAGCCACGAGTTAAGCGATTTCGCTCTGGATCTTCGATTTGAAGCTCCACAACGTGATCAAACTCATAGTTGGTACCGTTATATTTAATACCGAAAGTACAGTCTTGGATTTTAAAGATCATTTATCTATCCCTTCAAAGTTATAGAGTTTGTCTAATTTCGCCGAAGATTCTCCACATAGCTTTTGGCTCTGCAATGTTAATGCTCGCCGATGCTACGAAATTGTCTTCATCAAGTGTTACAGTAACAACGCCCGCGTCGATCCATTGACGAGAAATGTAACTATCAACAACCTTTTGCAATTCATCTTCCAGAAGAGCCGCTTGTACACGAGTGTAAGCAGGTTGATTTCCAGAAACATAGCTTAACGCTGCTGATTGCATATCGATCTCAAGATTTCTTGTGATGTATGGAGCAACGATAGCTTTACCGCCGCATGCAAAAAGAGCAAGACGCTCGCCGTATTCTGAATCATCGATGACGAAAGAAACTTTATCATCAAAGTATGCTTCAGCTTCACCCAAGGTATCAACATCATCAGCAAAAGGCATTGTGATGTACTGCTGATTCGTCCAGTTTAAAGCGTTTGAAAGAAGTTTTCCGAATGCATAACACATGTTCTTAGCATCGTTTGAAGCAGTTGTGTGAAACGCGCATCTCTTCTCGATAGCAGCTTGCGCCGTAGTAAAAGCATCAGTCGCAGAAGATACACCGACGACACCAGTGAATGCTCCGGCAAAAAGACCAGCGCCGCCTGAGAGTTTTCCAGCAGAGAGGTGAGCCAAAGTTAGACCGATTGAAGCCGTTCCAACGTCAGCGTAAGTGAGAGTGATATCATTCCCCGCCCACCCAGAATCAGCTGCAGTAATTGTAACCACAGCGCCATCAACCGTTGCGACAACAGTTTCGTTGATGTCAGCGTGAGCATTGATCTGCGCTGCAAGGGATATAGCCGTTAGTTCATTCGAAGTCGCGGCTCTGAAAGTATTCTCGCCCTCAACAACCGCCCCAGATTGAGCTGTGAAAACTTCCCCTGCAACAGTAATGGTGTCAGGAGTTGTAGTTAAAAGATTAGCGTATGAAGTGATCGTTGCCGTGCCGTAAGCAGCAGCAACTGTGATGTCTGCATCTACGAAATCAGAAGAAATAATTAAAGTGTAAAAATCAGATTCGTGACCCTCAAGCGCCGTCTCAAGATCAAGATCATCCATTGGAAGAATGTATACTCGGGACATTCCAGCGTTGAAGAGTTGCTGAGCTTCAGTGTTCTCTGTTAGCGCCGCAACTTCTGCCATGCTTGTACATAGAGTGATAACTCCAGTTGGTACATCAGTGTCAGGAGATACGACTAAACAAGCTTGCTTTAAAAAAGCAGTAGATGCTTCAGGCGTTGGGGAAATAGCTGTAATTGGGAAAAAATAATCCAGCAAAATATTCATTTTTAAGTCTCCTCGACGGTTATATCTATTGAAGTTATGGTACCGATTGCAGGGTCATATTGGCTATCGAAAAAATAGACGAAGCTGAACCCTCTCTCGACTATGTTGCCATATCTTTTTGAGTTCGCTTCGATATCAAATGGATACAGGTCTTTGGTCAGAGCTATTGGAGCATTTTTTAAAGCTTTGGAAAAAAATCCGAATTGCATCTTGTCTGCGTTAACAAACATTTTGCAATTTCCAGTTACCTTTGCGACTTGCCTTCCATCCTTGATGGAATTTCTCGACTCTTCGATCTCAATAAATAAGCATTCTTGTTCACGAGAATCTGAAGGCTCATCATATGTGACTTTATTAAGTTTAAAGATTTCCTTAAATGTAGATTGCAGAGTTGCTTCAAACACGGCTTACCTTCGCTCTGATTGCTTTGAACATTTGTCCAGTGTCAAACATATGACGATCAAATCCTTTGGCATCAGCAGTTGTTGCCTTATTTTTTCCATATTGGAGTTTTAAAATAGGGTTTCTAACTACGGCCTGAAGCAAATTCTCGATACGACGAACTGGAATAGGCTTTTGAGATACTGCATACTGTAAAAAGGCTCTGGTAAACTTCATCAAATCAGAACTCTCGTCTTGAAATGGACGTTTTAATAAATCTATCCCCAGACGTTTTTGATTCTCGATAAAAATAGCACCAGTCATGACACCAGAGGTTTTTCTTGTGGCTTTTCGAACTGGTCCACCGGCATAACTACCCAAAACAGGCTCTTTGCCACGAGGAGTTTCGATTGGATCTCTGTGAGGCTTATCATCAAGAACACCAACTTCCATGTCGAACCTTTCGGCCCGCACTTTCATTTGAGTTGTCCACGCTCGCCCGAATTCAATCTTCACAGAACATCCCCGATATAAATATTGGATTTTCCCGTATCAGCAGCAGTTACTTCAACCCCTCGAGCTTTGTAATAAGCAACAAGCCGGTCTTGCACCGTAGATACAGCTTCGCGGGTTTCTAATATCCCCGCTAAATCATCGTATGTAGCTTGATCATAAATAGGAATTGTTGAAACGATAGTATCGAATTCCTCATCGGTCATCGATTCAGCGACAATAAATGCTAAGATTGCATCGAGGAAATCTCTCATGCATGACCCCTCTAAGTTCAGGAGCCCCCAGCAAAGCTAGAGGCCCCCTAAAATTTAATTAAGCAAAAGTGTGCGGTTGGCGAATGATTGCTTTGTAAGCAAGACACTCAACCATTGTAGAACCCATCAAGAAGTTGTGCCAAATTTCTTTGTTACGAGCGTCAACGCCTTGGTCATCTAGCTTCGGAGCGACGGTCATATGCAAGAGCACCTGGTCTAAATTAATGATCATGAAGCCATTTGCTCCTGAAGGTGTAACTTCAGATGGAAGTTCTGCAATTGAATATTCTCCGCCGATAGCAGACTGAAGAGCCTGTTTGAATGGGATAGAAGATTCAGCATAAATTCCGCAAACTTTTGAAAGCATTGTTGAACCGTAGAAAACGATAACTTTACGGCCAGCAACAACGTCTGCTTTCAGTTTTTCTGAAACAACAGATGCGTGAAGAGCTGGAAGATGTCCACCAGTGGAAGCTAGAGCACTAGAGCTTTCCAAAAGGTAGTTTGGATCTGCAGACCAGTACAAACCATTGTTAACAACATCGCTCGCCTGAGTGCCTTCGCCCAAAAGAACCAAGTCATCCATCAACTTGTTATTCTCGTCCAAAACTTGTTTTACAACATCTTCATTTTGATCAGTGTCTTGAAGAGTAGATTGAACATATTGAGACGCAAGGAAGTACTTTTTAAATACTTTGTCCTTACCGATAGCGTTGATTTGATGAACGTGAGTATCTTTCGGATTGTAATGTTGATTTCTGATGTTACCAACCGCCTCAAGACGCTGAAATGTCATTTTACCGACAACTTCAGGGTATGCGCGAACATTCAAAATAGACCAAAAAGGAATGTACGTAGGTTTGTAATCCGCCATAATTTCTTTTGGTTCACGAAGGACGATTTTATTAGTAGACATTATTGGACTCCCGTTTTTTTAAATTTAGCGAACTTTGGATGATTTAAATAATCACTGTTTACAGAACATTTTACTTCTTTAACTTTGGCGGCTTTGGAATCTTTTCCGGTTTCGGTAATTTCTCCGGCTTGCTCGATAGCTGACTCTGCTGCTGCGGACTCTCCTGAAGACTTAGGCTTTCGCTTAGCTTTCATAATCCACCCGCCATATCAACAACAACAGCTGCGACTTCAGCGCCTGCTTCAGTAACACCAGTTTTTGCAGTTGCAACGTAAGTAGCATCTGAAATAGTGGTGAAACCAGACATAGCGATATCTGCTTTTCCGGTAGTATTGTTGATGTACATTTTAGTTCCGATAGTTGCGTATGCAATGTCAGATACTGTGTCAGAGCCGCCAGCGAGTTTTCCGCCTGAAAGGCCTGCAATAGTGATTCCGACATTTGTGTCATTGTCTGTGTAAGCAACTGCAATATCATTTCCAGTACCAGTAGAACCAACTCCATCAACGACAGAATAGATTGTTACAGTGGCACTAGATGCTACAGCGTAAACTTTCGCATTTGCTGTGGCGTGAGCATTGATTTGTACAGCCAAAGAAGTTGCTGTGGTCGCGTTATCAGTTACTGCTTGAAACGTCGCCTGACCTAAGGTCGCAGCGCCCGCCTGAGCAACGAAAGAAACACCCGCAACCGCTAGAGCATCATCAGTGCCTGAAACCAAATTCGCATATGACGAAATTGTAACAATACAAGACGCACGCTTTAAGTGAGCAAGAACTGGAACTTTTAATCCAGCTCGCAAAACATCAGTTTTAAGATGATCAGATAAAGATCTTCCGACAGATACGCCGATTCGTGAACCAGCGGAGCTAAGCAATGAAGGAAGTCCAGTTGAGGCCAAAGATACGCAAGATCCCGCGGGAAAACTCGCAGGATCAACGTTATGACAACTGATGTCTTTGATGGAACTTTGAGTTCCACCCATTACGACCTTAGTTGAATCATAGGCCATTACAGACCGCCTGGAAAATCGATCAAGGCAGCGCCGTCATCGATCACGGCTCCATCTTCGTCGTAAGCTGTTAATGTTGTTGAAACGTAAACTGCGTTAACAGTCGTTCCAGAAGATACAGCCTTACCAGTAGTGGTAGAAATTTGAACTGCAGCTCCGATAGTTGGAGTGAATCCATTTGCTAACAAAACAGGAACTTTCAAACCACGGCGAACTACTGAAGTACGCTTGTGATCAGAGAGAGATTTTCCCAAAGAAATACCTAGTTTCGCGCCATCCGCAGCTGCCAAAGACAAATCATTGTCATCGTCCAAGTGAACGCAAAGACCAGCTAAAAAAGTTGCCGGATCACCCGCAAAATTGTCTGCTTCCATTACATTTGAACCATGAGCGCCCATGTAAACTGTTGTTGAACTGTGCATTATTTATCTCCTAGGTAACGTTTTAAACTCATTTTATTCATTCGATCCAGGTACGCTTTTTCGTCGTCCGTTTGATCTTTGCCGCCGAGATTAACTTGTTTAGCTTTCTCAACTTTTCTCAGAGTCTCCAATGTCGGCTCGAAGATCATTGAGTAGATATTCTCGATGCGGTCTTGCTTACCATTCTTTGTTAGCTTTAAGAATTCATCAAGCTGAATTTTTTGCGAACTAGTCAAAAGGTCGTGGTTGGCCTGGACGGCAAAAAACTCGGAAACAATTCCAGATTTAATTGCATTCGCCTTATCAATTGCATTGTCGTATTTTTCTTTTTCGGCCTGGGCAAAAACACTCTCAATAGTTTTTGGAATGAGAGATTGGTTTAGCTTTACGAAATCTTTCCCCGCGATGTTGAAATTCAAAGCACCTTCCAGAGATCTCTCATGCTTGACCATGCCATCTTTTGATTCTCGATCTTTTTTGGCTTTTGAAGCTAGATCTTCGTCTTCTACTGGAGGCTTTCCCTTTGTCTCCAATGCTTCAAGACGCTTGATCAAATCAGCGTTCTGAGTTTTTAAAGTTTCCATTTCAGGATTGGGTTTACTTTCTTCTGACATATCGTGTTACTCCTTATTTATCCCAGCTTAAGCTGAGTCTGTTTAACTAGTATTCTCATCCCGCACTTACATCCATATCTCTCACCCGGCATTTCGCCATCACCTATCGTGAAGACCTTGCCGTAGTTAAGCTGATGCTCGGGATCTGGTTCTTCGGCGTCGGATGGAAGCCATTCATATTGCTCACCCTCGTATTTTTCGCCGATAGCTTTGGATATTTGCCATATCACTTCGTTCTGGACCCGCTGAATTAATAGCTTTGGATCATCTAAGATTTCAGCAGCGACTTCTTTCCCCGCAGACTTATCAAAACCTGCTTCTGCGACCGCTTTTGCCTGACGAAGTTTATAGCTTTGAACTGTTTTTAGCGCGACCTCGGTCACGGCCTTTTTATCGATGAAATCAACTTCATCAACGAAGTTAAGTGCTGTTTTTTTAAGCGTAACATTGCCCTTGAGCATTCGCTCTATTTTAGCCTTCGGAGCTATTTTTTTAAGCAATTTCTTTGGATCGTAGTCGATCGCCATTTAAATCCTTTGGAAGTTGGTCACAAGGCGAAAGAGCACCTGTGGTTTTCCCTCTATAGTCTTACCGTAATAAGGCACGTACTTTTTAGCTTTTTCCAAACGGCGCATTGTTTTGCGGTGTTGCAGGCGCTTTCCCTTGGACATTGTTTCCCCCTGGAATTTGTTGTTGATCTTCAGGCATTGGTTCTGGTTTATCACCGACTTCATCTTCAGGGAGGCCATAGAGTTTATTAATGATGATGTTTTTGTTCATCTGAGAAATTAGCTCATTTGTCGTCAGTTCAAAGGTTTTAAGCGTCTCGTTCGCCGATGAAACCATTTTAAAGTCATCTGACTTAAAGGCTAGTTTTTGGATACCGAAGAGTGCCGCTATTACAGGCTTAATGATAGAAAAAAAGTATCCTTTTAATCCTTGTTCAACCTTTTTAGCATCACCCTCGCCGGTATCACCAAGACTAGGTCCTGATTCAGAGCCTAAATATGTCGTGGGCATTCCAAGATAGAATGATCTTTTTTCGTTGATGAAATGAATCGCAGTTTGGGTAGCGGTCAAGTCTGGTTTTGCAGTCTCAATCACATCTTTTGCATCAAGTAGGATATCCCTTCCTGCTGCAAGACCTTCGGCCATTCTCTGAGCCTGGACTTTAACATCCCCTGAATCTGCGAGACCAACGCCTGCTCTTAGATCATTCATTTTTAATTGAATGGCTTGAGAGAGGTTCATCTGCTTATAAAGAGATGCGATCGTGCAATATTCGAGCATTGAATAGAGTTTTACCATATCCGTACGATCGTATTTTTTGAACGTCACGAATACTCCTACAGAAGATTCCCCGCTCTTGAGGTAATCTTTTTCGATTATATTCTGTTCATCTTGCTTAGCTTTCCGAAGAACACCGGTTGCCTCGTCATAGACCATAAAGAGATCTTTTTTCCCATACATAGCTTCGGCGAGTAGAGAAACAAGACCCATTTGAGTCTCAGAAGCTAAGCAGTTATCCCAAAGGAGTGGTTGTTGTTTTTCTGGAATGCCTTGAGTTCGCTCTAGAGTGTCGGTCAGGATTCGTTTGTAGATGTTAATAACATCAGATCTGATGAAATCCGCTTCCAGAGTGGGGAATGGGTAAATGTTTGGAAGCTCATCAGTAGTCGTTGAACGAACTCCGAAGCCGAAGAGAGATACTAAACTCATTTAAAAACTCCTATTTTTTGCCTCTAATTAAACCCATCCAAACGAGTCCGCGAGCAAGTGAATCAGGCGCATCGTCGTGTTTGGAGTTGTATTCATACTTAACAACTTGATCAGTGTAGACACGATCTGATTCCTTACTCAAGTGGATCATATGCGCATACGATCCCGCGCTTTGAATGACTGCATGTTTGTTTGTATCCGAGTGAACACCGACAACGCCGATTCCCAATGGCCCAAGTAATTGACGAAGCTGAATGAGGGGTTGTGTACCGGTGCAATTGGTTTCAAAGCAAAGTTTTCTGACATTTCTAGCCCTAAGGATTGGAACCATCTCATCAAGCGCGTGATACCAAGCTTTTTTGAAAGTATGCCCCTGAACCGCAACCCCATCCATGTATCCCTTAAAGATTGAAACAGCAGTGTAATCCCCGCCGTCGGATGGATCGATGAATGCGACGGTGTCTCCTTGAGGGAAAACATCGACGTATCTGATGTTAGAGAATATTGAATGCCCCTCGGTCGGAATACGTAAATGATAACTCATCTCAATTGAGTGGGAATCAACCCCTGCAAGCTTCATAGCCTCAAGATCAGCGTCGAGTTCTGGAATAGCGCCCCACGGGACTTCCATCTTATTGAGAGTCGGTCTCAATTCGGCATAAAGATCGAAGGCGTGAGCGGGTTGACCGATGATCACGATGTTTTTACAGAGCTTGTAAGCCTCGTCGTATTTTTTCTTCACGAGAATACGCATAGCCTCACTGGTATCTTCCTCAGTAACCGGGTCATCCATGATGATTCTCTTTGGATGCCTTCCCCTGAATGATGATTTGATCGTAATTACTTCGACAGAATGGTCCTTACCTTGCATTCCTTTTATCCGAATACACGAGGAATTCTCTTTTTCTAGCTCCACGCCGTTAGCCTTAAGAGCATTGGCTATTTCTTGAAGCATCGCAGTATTTCTGGTCTTTGATTTAGAAATAATCAGATTCGTTGACGAGGCGCCGTTTAAATAAACATCGTAAGCGCATCCCAGAACAGTAACGTAATCTGACTTACCGTAGCCTCTGGCACCCAATAGTAGCCTTGGCTCAGAATCCGCCATACCGAATTTCATCATTTCAACTTGTTGTGGATAAGGTTGAGGATATCTCGCGTCTATGCAGAATTCCTCGAAGGTTTTCTTACTAGAGGTTACTAGAGTTACATCCCTTGGCTCTTCATCATCTGGTGGCTCTATCGGAGCAACGCCGATCCATCTGTTTAAGAGAAATTCAGTTTTATAGACATCAGCATTCTTGTGTCCGACATAGAGGAGTTTGGCGACGATAAGCTCGATCATCGGGAGGCTTGAATCTTTCAGTGCGACGTTGAGATTGTCCTGACTCATGTAGATGTACTTATCTAAAATACGCTGAAACTCGATCTTATTGGCTTTTCGCATATCTTTTAATACAGCAGGAAGGCGGGGACGACCCGGGCCCCCTGGATTGCCTTTTTTAAAGTCTATGCCACCGCCGTTAGCCCCCATATACGCGTTTTCCACGGGTTTTTGCATCATTATGAGGCATAAACCTCAGTAATTTTGCCATGCGTTAGATTCCATGATAAAATGAACGTATGAGAACATTATTAAGAAGTTTCATTTTACCCCTCCTACTTACAATGTTACTGGGATGCGCTCCAAAGAAGAACGCAAAAACAGAGCTTGTTGTCGATACCTGGACGAATCTAAACATTGATTCTTGTATTCCTCGACTGAAATCTGGTCTTGGTGAGCTTCCATTTGACCTTGGATTCACAACAAACCGCACCGACGTGAGACGATATGATGTGATGGCATCCGCGAGGTCTTGGATCATCACTCAAGATCTAGAGATCAAAGATCTAAGTGAGAATCTTTTAATACCTTCAAAGAATGGTCAAGTGGGTGTTCAGTTCACAGGATTCAGCCTTGATGGAACTAAGGCTTATCTACATCAAATGTGGGTTGAACCACAACATGCGATGTTTGAAGAGGCGGTAGGGGATGTTTTAGTTAATCAAGAGTCCTATCGATATGATCTATATGCTATGGATATCGCTACAGGCGGGTTGAAGAGTTTAACTGATAATTCAGAGAGCTACTTCCACCAAGGCCCGCTCGTTTTTTCCGGTGTACCGAATGAGTTGTTTTACACGGCTCGGATTGGGAATGAAAACCGGCTTTACAGAATGAATCTTGATGGATCAAACAAAAGACCTCTAGCTGATAGCGCCGGATATCAGTATGGATTAACATTCTCACCCGATGGCAGTAAGTATGCCTTCCACGCGGTTCACGGGAAATATAAGGTTTTTATTGGGGATACCAGAACGGGAAACGAAATTGAAGTTCGAACAAGTTGTGATCATAACTTTTCCCCTATTTTTTCGCCTGATTCTAGTAAAATCGTTTTCATATGCGATGGGAATTATTTTACTGCACGCTCTGATGGTAATGCTGTCAAATATCTAGGTTCAAGATCTGGTGCTTCAAACGATATTCCTTTTGCTAAAACATTTGATCATCACGGCGGCGGATCTGATCGGATTTCTTGGATGAAAGATTCAAGTGGTATTGTTCACGGGAAACTCATCGAAGGAAGAATCGAATTGGTTATTTCTAGAGAGGCAGGATTCGAAAGGCTTACCTATTCTCGCCGTGGCGCGATCAATGTTCACTCTCAGGTAACAAATAACGGTCAATTCATTACTTATCACTCCAATAAGGGTGATCTAAATAATATGAACAACATCTACTACCTAGATCTTGCGACCAAAGAAGAGATCCAAGTCACCGAAATGGATAAGAATTGCAATACTCGTTATTCAAACTCTAACCTTCTGAGCATTACCCAGTAGGTCTGCGACCTGGGACCGTCCTTAGTTAAGTGACCAAACAAAGGCTCCCATTGAGGCAAAAGCTTAAATACTCTTTCGAGCTTTATATCGTGATTATTCCATTTTAAGGCCATAAATGCATTTTTACATGATACTCGGTGTGCTTCAGATCCGGTTTTTTCTATTGTATCTAAAATTTCAGCAGTCGTATGATATCCATAAACTTTCGACATATTAGAGTTGGGACCGCAATTCATATGAGGCGGATCCCAACAAATTAAATTAAATCCGGATCCCGCAGATTCTGGAATATTTCGTGTATCACAAACGATTGTCGGTTGAACTTCTGAGCGTTTATCTAGGTACATAGCAAGGGGATGATTTTTATTGAACCAAACCGCACGCTTCCCTGCTGATAAATCTAAGATTTTCATTTCTTCACTCCAAGGTCCGAGTACAGTTTGTTGAGGGCTTCAGTAGCAATTTCTTCTGTGCAATAATAATGGGAACGATAAGGTTTCATTAATGTGCAATTTGAAGAATGTCCTTCGGACTTTATGTCTTGAAGAGCCTCGATCAATTCCAAAATCATCTCATTCCTAGAGCGAGCACCTTGAGAAAAAGCCAATTCATACTTATCTCCCTCTTCCATGTGATACCAACAGATGCCGCCTTCGTAAAAGATATGGTCGGGATTACAGTTACAATCGACAAACCAATCAACTTCCTTTTGTGCCATCTCCTCGGCTTGCTTATCCAATGCGGCTTTTATTTCTTCGCGAGTCATTGGAACAACTCCTGATAAAACTCTCCGACCATAATCGGATGAAGTATGCCGTTTTGGATGCGATAAATAATCTCTCTTTTAATTTCATAGTTTCTGGTAGCCTTATACCACTTAATAAGATCTCGATTGTCATATTCTTGGTAAGGGTATGGATCTTGAGCAACAAAAATTCTATTACAAAAATCTCTAATTCCAGCGATTGTCGAGATTGGAGTTACAAACAAACAAATTATGATTACAATATGCATCACTACCCCAAATCAGTAAAAAGTATCCGAAATATTAAAATAAATAAAAACAATAGAAATAAACTTATTGTATAAATCATTACACCCTTAGCGTACTTATCATGTGATTCTGGTTTCATCAGTTCCCCCTAGTGCAAAATATCTTCTTGTGAACCTTCGAATTCCTGTCTTACTCTCTCGCCCAATAAAAGAGCGGCGCGGTGAGCCTTTTCTTTCGTATCATAGCAATTGGTTTCGATCTCTTCTGTCGTGAAATCTGCGAAAAACACAATGACCTGACCTCTCCAATGACCACAAGACTCGTCATGACCAACTAAAACTTCCATCCTTTGATACATTTCAAACCCCCTGATTTGAAATTAGACCATAGGCTTTTGTGGTTGATCATTCTTTTCTTCGGTAAGGCTATCTCGAAAGAATACCCCTCCCATGTTTTCGATTTCCATTCTTTTGATTTTCTCTTTCATCTCAAGAACTGAATTCGCAAGCTCCATAATTGTACCAAAAGCTTCATTCAAGAATTCTAACATCTCTTTATTCGTTATCTGTTTTTTCATTGTTTACCCAACAATCTTTCTGCGGCATCTTGAGGGGTCATTTTCATCTCAAGAACCCCGCATAACTCAGTGTAATCTTTAAATGAGAGATCTTTCGTCGATTCGATAGCATAGACGGTCGCTAAAATTCCTTTAAGCTCGGTATCTTGCCATTTGGCTAGAGATTTTAAAGCGTGAAGACGTTTGGCTTGTGCTTCAGATATTGTTTTTTTTTCCGATTGATCAAAATCTTCAGGCGGGAAAGTTTGCGGAGGATGTTCTTGCTTTGGAGCATAATTTCTAATCGGAGCTTTGGGCGGGGTCGCCTTTGGAATAGCTGCAGCGTTGCCATCATCATCTTCATCACCAGAGAGTCCAAGTATGGCTTGTGCAGCGTATCTTTTGGCGTAGGTCGTCGCAGATCCTATGCCTTGCATGTCTTTTTTAAAGATCAAAAGCTTAAGTTTAGAGCCGATCCATTGTCCTGAAGAGTGAATGATCCTCGTTTCAACGAAGTAATCATCCCCTTCTGTTTGAACGGATTGAATCAAAGCCAAACCATTTTTACTCAAAGGCATCCGAGCACCTTCTTGCGTAGCAGCAAGAGAGGCATATTCATTGCCGAAATGTGGGTTTTTTTTATCGAATGGAAGAGCTTTCATTTCTGATTGAGCTTTTGATAGTGCTGAGAATAATTCAGTCACCTGTTCTGATTGATACATTGAGACCTCGTCGTAATTTTAAAGACACCCTGGGCTAAAGCCCAAAGTTTGTTTAGGTGGGATTATTTGGATTGTCAAGAGAAGGGTGTCTACCCTGGCTTGTGTAAAGACCAGGGTCGACGAAGACTGAAGAACGAATAAGGAAATACGATCGTAGCGAAAAAAATGCAATCTGAATAGATTAGATTTTAGGGTTTTTTTTGATCACTTCGTAAAGATTGCTTGCTCCGAATTTACTTAAAATATCTGTTAAAGCCTCACCAGTAGGTTCAAGTTCTGCAATTTTAAATACTTCTTTTTGAGAGTCTTTTTCTCGAATGTGTTTTCTTTGAAGCTCAGCAGCTTCGCGAAACTCTTCTGGAAGAGGCGGATATTTTACTGATTTTGTTAAAATGAAGTGTTTTATGATCCAAGCGAAGTAATTTTCAGGCAAATCAGAAACAATTTCATAAATATACTGCATTCGGTTTTCATATTCTGAAGTTCCAAAGACTTTTATCAGATCTTGCATATGTTTCTTAAATTCTCTGTCTGTCATGACTGTTCCTCGTTTTTTTCTCCAAGGAACGCGAATATATCTTTTTCATTATTTTTGCTAATTAATTCATCACTTGTCCAATCGCTCCATTCAGAAACGAAAGTTGAAAAGTGTTTTATGAATTTAATATCGGTTTTATGGAACGCTACGTGCCCGCCGTAGCGTTCTACGGCCTGGGCGAAGGTCTTTGCCTCATCCACAGTCTTAATATCCTTCTTGAGGCGCTTAAAGCCATTGGTCTTTCCTTCTTTGCGGGGATAGTTTTTATAAGCATCCTCGATGATTTTTAAAATTGAATTTTTTTCGTCTATTCTTATTTCTTCCTTATCCTTATCCTTATCCTTATCCTTATCCTTATCCTTATCCTGGGCCCCTGGGCAGGGGCTGGGCAGGGGCTCATGAGCCCCTAGTTTTTCAAGCATTTCAATAATGCTTTTATGAGCATTGTTGGAAGCATTTAACACTCCGTATTGAAACTGAATAAATGAACGAAATAGATACTTATGTGGTTCAATTTGTTCATATTTTCCATAAAACCATTTTTCGAACATTTGCGCATCGACCTTAGATCCAAGATCAAAAGACATCCTTTTAAAGTTAGCTGACCAAACCCCACGATGGTCACAATCGTCCAAAATATAAATCCA